TTAGCGCGCCAGATTGTGGCTCTGGAGGCCCAGGGTTCGAATCCCTGTATCCACCTTAGTTGCGATAGGTGCAACGATTATTTGTTGGGCTATCGCCAAGCGGTAAGGCACTGGATTTTGATTCCAGCATTCGCAGGTTCGAATCCTGCTAGCCCAGCTTGCTTTTGTTGTAATCTGATATAGGGGATACTAGCTCAGTTGGTAGAGCACCTGACTTTTAATCAGGTTGTCGGGGGTTCGAATCCCCCGTGTCTCACTAAGGAATGAAGAGCGGAAAGCCAGTAAATTCAAGGTTTTCCGCTTTTTTTATGCGATTTTTGAGGTAAGGAAAAGTAAGCAGAAGTAGATGGTTTTTAATGTCCGCAACGCGTCCGCAAGGGGTATTTTGACCGCAATGTCCGCATTGTGTCCGCAAATCAGATTGCCAGAATATCATTCACAACCGCCGCGGCATCTTCTTTCTCGTCCATGATGTGGTTGTAGACGTCCAGCACCATCTTTTCGGTGTCACCCATCAGCTGGGCGATTTTTTTAATGCTGATCGCAGGTACCTGATAGCAGAGGTTTGTGCAGTAGTTGTGCCGGAAGATGTGAGCGGTCAGATCTGATATGACCGGGAACGCATCGGTGCCACCGGCGGCATGGTTCATTTTTCTCACGATTGACTGCCACATTTTGACATACGCTGAATGTGTCATGATTGATCCGTCACGACAGGTAAAAAGATAGGTGCCCGGTAGAGCAGACAAATACTCTTTTAAGTATGCGGCGGTGGTGTCCGGTACCGGTACGGTGCGGAAGCCATTGTTGCTTTTTGGCATGGGCTTTATTTCGGACGCGTTATTCGGGAAAATAAGCGCTTTTGTGATTGATACGGACATTTTCCCATTCTCCGTCTTAAAATCGAATTTTGACAGTGCCAGCGCTTCCCCACGGCGTAATCCGCACGAATATATAATATAAACAAAAGCTTTTTCGCGGGCGGTAAAGGAAGCCTTTGAAATGGCGGCTTTTTCTACCTGTGTGAGAGGACGCTTTTCTTTTTTTACATAACATGGCAGATTGATGTCTGCACAGATCTTATCATACATCCCAACGCCGATATAATTATCGGCGACAGCCATCTTGAGGATCTGTTTAAAGGTGATCTCAATTTGTTGACAGGTGCGCGGTTTATCCAGTGCATTGTTGATTGCGAGCTGGAAGTGGCTGTTTCGGATATCTGACAGGCGCACACCCTCCAAAAAGGATAGATGCGTTTCTATTATATTCTCATACATTTTCCGGGTGTTCATTTCGCGTGCAGCTTTTTTGGTCTTAAGCCAGCTCCGGGCGTATTCTAAAAAGGTTACATCAGTATTCTGGACATACTGACCGTTCTCCACCTCACTTTTGAGTTGGTTGACCTGCCGCTCCAGATCTGCGCTGGATTTGCGTGATACAAGCCGTTTCCGGTGTTTGCTTCCGTCAACGTTGTATGTTCCGTCCCAGATCTTGGTTTCATACTCTCCGCGAGAGTTTTTCGTGTACTTTGCTTTTGCCATATGTACCATCCTTTCTTCTAACCCCCTCGAAATCGAGGAGTTTTTGGGTATAAAAATAACAGCCAGCGTGGAACTGGTGTTCCGCTTGCGTTTGGCTGCTCCGAATGATACAATATGCTTGTTGAGGGCATTGTATCTTCGGAGCAATGTGTTTCGCCTTTGGTATTCCAGTACCAGGGGCGATTTTTTTATTGTGAATTATTAACTAATTCCTGTAATTTATCTCTATCCCAGAGCTTCACACCTAAAGCGTCAGCTTCTTCCTTTGCCTGCGCTGTGAAATACTGATTTGTGAGTACAACGGCAATATCCTTGTGGTAAAGGCTTTTTCCGGTGTGCGCTTGTTGCACGGCGGCATTTCCTATATTAGAAGAATAACATTTACACTGGATAGCATAGGATATATGATCTATATCGTCTTTATCTGCTAGAATGTCAATGCCGTGATCTCCACTTCCTTGCGTGACTTCGACGTTGGAAAAACCGTTCTTTCTTAGCAAATCCGCACAGAAATATTCAAAATCATGTCCATTCATGTAATCATATTGATTGTTATACAGCGTAATCCGTTTGTTGGTATCTGATAGAACGGAACATTCATCCAAGTCATGGTATGGAAATTCAAACTGTTCATAATTTGAATATTGTTCAAACTGTTTTAATGTCATAAGAACGCGGCGAGGGGCAGTTCCATTTTCTGCCGCAACTATTCCGGCTGCCTCTAGCTGATCCATAATACTTGCAGCACGGTTAAATCCAATGTTGAAATGACGTTGTAGCATACCGATTGCCGCGTTTCCTTTAAGAACAACCAGTTTTACAGCATCTATAAAATATGGATCTACGCTTTCTGGAACACGAAAAATGACAGGATCATGTTCAATTTGTGCAACAGTGGCGCAAGGAATGTTACGCGGGAACGTAGCTTGAAGATCTGCAGGTGTATTACTGTGAAGAGATTCTTTTTTGTGGCTTCTTTCATAAAACTTTTTTGTGGCAGCTTCTCGGCTATGAATTAAATCATTCAAATCCTCTGTGGGAGAGTTTGTAAAGACACCCAAATATTCATATTTTTTCAATTCTGTAAATATTTCAATTAGTCTATCGTATGAACGTTGAAATTCTATGTTGTTGGTGGTTGTATTGACAATGTTCTCTAAAGAATTAGCCTCATCAAGTAAGCTTTTATATGGATAATATTTATCAAGTAATGCTTGGATGCGGTTCTTTTTTTTCTCTATAGTTTTTTGTTTGTAAGCTAAATGACGTCGCGGTTTTGCCATATATATCAAATTTGTAACACCACACATAAGAAAATAACCAACAACCGCAGTGAGCACTTTCTCATATAGGAGAGAGGTATTGTCTGTGAATTCGCATATGCAACAGAAACTCCAGAACAAAAAACCGATTTTAGCAGGTGGAAGTAGTATAGTATTTATTATATAAGAAAAATCGATAAGAAACATTTTGATCGAAACCATATTTTCACTAAAAGGCAATTCATAACCGCAATATTGACATTTTTTACGCTTGGATTCTTCTCCGCAGTTAGGACATTTCATAATTAAATCCTCGTTCTCTTTAACTTTTTAAAGTTCATAATTTTTTCGGTGTATCCCAGCAACCGAGCAATTTGATCCGCTGGCATATCGGGATGCTCTAAAATTAACTCATCTGGTATAAGCAGTTCGGCTGCGAAAGTATTTGCCTCAATCTCCATTTTAGATGTAAGCAGCAAAGTTTTGTTTCTTATAAAATAACAGTCTTCTTTGCGGTGCATGATGGAGTGAGCCAATTCGTGAGCCATTACAAGTCGCATTTCATTTTCTTCTAATTCCTCGTTAAGGAATATGCACTTATGATTTTTGAGAAACATATAGCACCCTGCTCGACTACCAAGAGATCCGATTTGTACCTCTACATTCAAATACTGTGCAAGATCATATGGGTTTCTGGTATTAAATTTTTTTACATAATAGTTGACCAATTGCTTTATGTCTTTCCTCAATTATGTATCACCTGCTTAATTATTTTTATTAGGATTGTATTTTTCTTTGTTAATAGGTTTCAACCTTCGTATCATCAGTTCTATTTGCCCGAGTAGCAATTCGGCATCCTCTTCTGGAATAGGCTCACCATCATATGAGAGAGGTCCGTTGGAACCGCTTTTCAATTTAGAGCGAATATTTTCCATGTCTTTTGCTATATCTCTTTCATCAGCTGCGGATAAGCCGCTAGTAGATTCAGATGTGTCATTGTTATCAGATAACAAGAAATCTAGAGAAACATGAAAGTAATCAGCTATTTGCTTTAATTTATTCGCATTTGGTTTGCTTGTACCTAATTTGCTGATATATCCCTTGCCAAATCCGAGGTCCTCTTCAAGCTTGTTCATTGATACTCCATGTTCTCTGCATAATAATTTTATGCGCTCCTTCAGTGTCATTATATGCGTCCTCCAAGTTCTGAAAAAATCGCAAAAATAATTATTGACATTCTGAAAAAATCGCGTATAATAAAAACATAAGGTTCTGAAAAAATCGCAAAAAAGAGAATGTCTGAAATTATTTTTTAATTTTGTTTGGCAACTTGATTATAGAATATTTTCAGAGGTCAGTCAATATAAAATTGTGATATTTTCAGAACCGGCATATAAAGGAGGTGAGTATTACGTCGGAAAATATTTTTGACAAAATATCAAAAAAAGCGTCAGACAGGGGCATATCCATCAATTCTCTGGAAAAAAAAGCAGGAATAGCAACAGGAAGCGTTTATAAATGGAACACAGTAAGCCCAACGGTTAGAAATTTGTCAAAGGTAGCAGGAGTTCTTGATTGTACTGTTGATGAACTTCTGGAATAAAGGCTACCACATCATCTGTCCAATTATCTGGACAGTAAATAAGAAGGGAGATGAGATGTGACGGAACATTTAAATGAGCCGGTATTTACTGAAACGGATACGAAAAAAGTAGATGCCCTGCTGTATCAGGCAATGTTTGACGAAGTGATACGGCTTCGGAAAACCGTAAGCCACAGAGAACGTAGCGAGATTAGAAAATTTATCGTGGAAGCATATCGAACATATGTTGAAAGCTCACGTAGATAGAAAGGAGCGAGAAAAGTGAAAGAAGTAGATGAACTTATTGAAAAGCTTGCAATTCATATCGGTCAAATTATTTCATCCGGTAAAGAATGTGAGGGAGAAATTTCAGAAAAGACAAAGGCTCTCGCAGAGCTGATTTCTGCAAGAACCAATGCGTTTTGATTACTGATTGTCAGTATTTTCTTCAAGGGAGGTTGGAAGAGTGAAAAAGAAGAAAGACAACGGCTGGGGATTAGATGAAAATCGTTCCAGTGAAATACTTTCCAATGTTACATTAGGATTTTCGATTTTTGTTTTTATTTTATCAGTTGTGACATCGTTTCTTAAGTAAAAAAGGAAGAGACAACGTTCCATACAAGAGCTAAAAAAGCAATAGCAACAGAAATCCAACCTTTAATATCAGCATGTTGTGCTTTTTCAATGGCAATATCAGAACGTAAGTTGTTTAAGAACGTATAGCCAGCAATAGAAATGTAAGGCTTACCGATTTTGTCAAAGTGAGGATTGCCATTGGCGTCTCTGTAAACGTAGACATTTACGATGTAGTCAGCCGTCACGCATTGATATATAAATTCGTCAATGTCTCGGCGAGTATATCCGGTAACTTCAATGGCATTAAGTTCAATATTATTTTCAACTTGATTAAAGATGTTTGTGATAAAGGTACAAAATGTTTCGTAATTTTTAAACATGGTAAAGCTCCTTTGGGATTGGTACTCGGACGCGGCAACGTCCTGTAAGGAGATTGTACCACAAGTGAAGAATAGAAGAAAGGGGATGAAAAAGAGTGAGTGAAGCAGAGCAGCTTGAGAAACTGTGCCAGCCGGTAGTTGACTGGTTGAAAAAGAACCATGATCCGCATACCGAGGTGCGCATATCCGCGGAGCATATTGATCTGGTGGAGAGCGTGATCGGGATTCCGGTAGAGAGGTAGGTGATTACATGAATTATCCAAAACCTGTAATGAGAGCAACGGAACTTGAAAAGATGGGCTTCCCGCGGGATTATCTGCTTTATGCCTACCGCAGAAAAGGACAGAGTTACGCATGGAAAGCGACTCCTAAAAAAAACAGTCCGATATTGTTTGACACGGTAGCATTTGAAAAGTGGCGACTTGGAACGACGGGAGCAGGGAGGTGAGAACGTTGAAAAGGATAGGTAAGATCGTTACGGCGGTCGGCGTAGTCACGGCACTGCTTGCAGGATGCTGTCTGGACTCGCAGGATGTGTACGGCTACCTTGCGGGAGCGCTGTGTATCATTGGTGGCTTTCTGGGCGGCGAGGGCTATGCGATTTACATGCTGGCGGAGCGGCGGCGCACCGAGGTTGTGATCGAGATGGACAAGCCGGATATTGTGTGGATCGAGATTGAGGAGGTGGGAAAGTGACGGAACAGGAAAAACAGGAGATTGTTTCTGAGGTTGAAAAGCAGATTTTAGAAAAGATGAAAGGAACGGTCATTCGCGAAGATACACAGTCAGTTTTGAAGAAGCCACGTTCAAAATGGTTTACGAGCGCATCTTGCAATACGGAATCTATTATGTACAAGCTTTTTGGCACGTATGTTTATTGGAGCGTTTGGGATATGATCCGCAAGCTCACATGTTATATATGCGGAACCAGTTATGTGAGAAATCTTTCGGGAAATGAGATGGCGGATGAAGTGGCAGAAAAACTGTGTCAGTTTGTATACGACCTAAGAACGGAGTATCTGAAACATGAGACAAAAAAATAGCACCCTGACTGTTTTGGCGAACGCAGGTGCTATTTACCGTAGGAATACATAAGTATTTCTGCGTTTATTGTAACACTGATGTGGAGGATATGTCAATGTACGAGTATCAATGTAGGTGCTGCGGTTGCATGATGGACCCGGGTGAGGGTCGGAATGGTATGTGTGATGAATGTGTTACCGGGGAGACGGAGCGGCAGCAGCGAGAAGAGAAGATGGAGTGGATGATCCAGGCAACGGAATGGACGCAGCTGGAAGTGGAGGATTTTTTGAATGAAAGCAAGGTTATGTAACAAGGACATGTGCAATCTCGTGGATGTGTTGCGGGAATTGCCGGAAACACTGGAAGGAGTCGGCGTTGCGGGAATTGCCACTATTACCGTTACGGATGACGGGAGCATTAGCGGGGTGCTGGCTGTTTCGCCAGAGACAGCAGTGAGACTTAAGATCAGTGACAATGGCGACAAAGGAGAGTGGGAGTATATCGATGATTGAGATCGCGCCGGATGCGCCGGACTGGGACGAATACGAAGCGGAGCAGGCACGGGCACAGCGGCATAGAAAGAAACTGGCAGCAATATACGACCGCGATGAGCGGTTTAGAGAAGAAAAGGAGATAGAAGATGCAGGAAATTAACTTATTAGTAGAGCAGAAAGACGGAAGTATCGAGACAAACTTTGAAGAGATCAAGGTAGCCCTTGCGGCAGGACTGGAGGAGTACAAGGGGATGGTGTTTACCGCAGAATCCCAGCCGGAAGCAAAAAGGACGGTGGCAAGCCTGCGTAAGCTGAAAAAGGCCATGAACGACAGGCGAATTGAGATCAAGAAAACTTTTATGGCGCCGTATACCAATTTTGAAGCGCAGGTCAAGGAACTGGACAAGCTGATCGATGAACCGATCGACTTTATCAGCGGGCAGATCGAGGAGTTTGAGCGTAGGCGCGTGGAAGCAAAGAAAGCGATGATCTGTGAAATCTATACCGGGATTATGGCGGAGCATGGAACCGTGATGGAGTATCTGCCGCTGGATCGCATCTATGACAGCAGATGGGAGAATTCCACGACCGCGCAGAAAGCTATCACAGAAGCCATCACAGCACATGTGGAGCATGTAGAGAAAGATCTGGACACTATCCGGGCGATGGAATCGGAGTTTGAGGATAAAGGCCTGGCGAAGTATAAGGCAACGCTGGAACTGTCAGATGCCATTGCAACCATGAATCAGTACCAGAAGCAGAAGGAAGAAATTCTGCGGAGACAGGCAGAGGGAGAGCAGAGAAAGGCAGAAGAGGAGGCACGCCGGGCGGCAGAGGAAGAGCAGAGAAAAGCTGCTTTGGTGCATGAAGAACCGGTTGTACCGGAAGTTGTGCCGGATGTTGCTCTGGAGGAAGAAAAAGAGGTGCGGTCTGCTCCGGCGCCGGCGGGAACCGTACGGTATGAAGTAATTGCCGATCCGTTCCAGATCGCACAGCTTGAATCTGCTATGCGCGAGTATGGAATTGAATTCCGGAGGGTATAAGCATGGCAGAATCAGCAAGAAAAATGAATATATATGAAGCGATCTCTCGGTGCATGGAAGAGATCGGGGCGGTTGGTAAAGATGCAGTGAATAAACAGCAGGGCTTTAAGTACCGCGGAATTGATGCGGTCATGAATGCAATCAATCCGGCGCTGGTAAAGAATCATGTTTTTATTGTTCCGGAAGTATTGGAACAGCAGAGACAGGAGCGAACCACAAATAAGGGTGCGGTTCTGATCTATTCCATCTGCCGGATAAAATATACGTTCTATGCAGAGGACGGCTCGTCTATTGAAGCAATCACAGTTGGCGAGGGCATGGACAGTGGAGATAAAGCAACCAACAAGGCAATGGCGATTGCATTTAAATATGCATGCTTTCAGGTATTTTGCATTCCGACCGAGGAGATGAAAGACCCGGACGGCGAGACACCGGAACCAGTTGCACCAGCACCGCAGTTTACACCGGCGACAGCAGAGCAGTTACATAAAATCAATAGATTTGTGGATGCCTATGCTGAAATGTGTGAGAACGCAAATGCGGTAGATATCGTGAACCAGCTTAAGAAAATGTACAATTTTTCCGGTACATCTGATATTTCTACGGAGCTGGCAAACAAGCTGATCAAACAGGTAGAGACCTGGTATAAGAAAAGGAAAGAAGCTGATGCCTGATGGAGACTACCGGAAAGCTAACTGGTGCAAGCCGGACATTTGATGGACGAGGCATCATCCTCACGTTTGAGGTTGACGCTTCGGCAGCCGGTCAAATTGAAAATTTACAGAATCAGGACAAGCTAAAAATAAAAGCTGTCAGATATACGCAGAAACGGAGCCTTGATGCAAATGCTTACTTTCATGTGTTGGTTGGAAAAATTGCTGACGTACTCACGATTTCAAAGGCAAAAGCTAAAAATGTTCTGATCTGTAAATATGGACAGCCCGAATATCTTCCAGATGGAAATATTTTCTACTATCAGTCAAACGCACCAGAAGAATATATGTGGGAACAGGAAACGATCCATGCAATGCCGGTTCGGTATGACGGAAAACTGACTGTATATAAAATCTATCGCGGGAGTCATACCTATGACACGAAAGAAATGTCGGTTCTGATTGACGGAACGGTAGCGGATGCAAAGGAACTTGGAATAGATACCATTACGCCAGCAGAACTACAGGAAATGAAAGAGCGGTGGGGAATATGAAGCGATTATGGAGCGTATTCACGGATGATATGGAACATTGCTATTTTACCGGCGCGGTGCCGGTTGAACGCCATCATATTTTCCCGGGTAATCCGAACCGGAAGAATAGCGAGAAGTATGGATTTGTCATACCGCTTCGCCCGGATCTGCATCCGAATGGAACGCAGGCGGGGAAGAATGCCGCTGAAATGGATCTGAAGCTTAAGCAGATGGCACAGGAATATTTTGAAAGCCATTACGGAAGCAGAGAAGAGTTCCGGCGGATATTCGGGCGGAGCTGGTTATAGGGTTGAAACACCCGCCTGCGGGCAAAAGAAACCAATCATGCGGAGACTTATTATATCACGAACTGTCGAAGCCATGATGATACCTCCGGGGTCGTCCCGGAGGGGAAAGGAGAAATAATTGGAAGAATTAAAGGTTACAGAATATAGAGGCATGAGAGTGCTGACAACGCAGCAGATTGCAGAAGCGTATGGCGTTGAAGCAAAGAAAATCACAGATAATTTTAACAACAATAAGAGCAGATATGTGGAAGGAAAGCATTTTATTTGTCTGGATGGTGAGGAGCTGAAACGGTTCAAGAGCGAAACCGAAAATTTAGGTTTCGCTAGAAATTTGAATAAACTTTACCTCTGGACAAAGAAGGGTGCGTTCCTCCATGCAAAATCTTTAAATACGGATACGGCATGGGAAGTATACGATCGTCTGGTTGATTCTTATTTTGATCACAGCAATCTGCTTGATGGGATGTCGCCAGAACTGAAAGCTGCACTGATCGTGGATAAACGTGTGACAAAGGTAGAACATCGCATCGACCACATCGAGAACGATATGCCGCTGTTCGGCGCAGAATCGGATGAATTGTCGGCACATATCAGACGCAGAGGTGCGGAACTTCTCGGCGGCAAGAAAACGGAAGCATATCTGGACAATGCGATCCGGCAGAGAGTGTATCGGGATATTTACAACCAGCTCCGCCGGGAATTTGGAATCTACGATGATGATGGCAAGATGAAGAGTTACAAGGCATTGAAGAGAAAGGATCTCGCAGATGCGCATGAATTTGTTGACTGCTATACGCTTCCGGCGTACCTGGCGGAGCAGATCAATGATTGCAACGCACAGATGCGGATGGGTGGTGCGGATGGAGTATAAGTTCACGATTAAATTAAAACCGATCACGAAAAAGAACAGTCAGCAGATTGTTAAGGACAAAACAGGACGTCCGAGAATCGTTCCGTCATCGGCATATAAAAAATATGAAAAGCAGTGTGAAAAATTCATGCCGGACATAGAAACCATTGATTGTAAGGTGAACGTGAAAGCGGTGTATTACATGCCGAACAACCGCAGGGTTGATCTCACGAATCTTCATGAAGCCTTGCATGATATTCTGGTGCATTACGGAGTGCTGTCGGATGATAATTGCAAAATTATCGTTTCTACAGATGGAAGTTATGTAGATGTTGATAAGTGGGAGCCGAGGACAGAGGTCACAATAACAGAGTTAGAAGAGGGGTGATCGCTTGAATTACATAGCCGAAATAAAAGCATTCTACGATCGGCTCGAACTAAACCCGCTGCCCTCACCCGCCATTGCTTTATGGCATGCGCTTATGTCCATAGCGAATAAAACGGGTTGGCAGCAAGAGTTTACGGTAGCCGTATCAGTCCTGGTGCTGAAATCGGGGCTGAATGCACAGGCGATCAAAAGAGCGAGAAACCGCTTGGAACAGGATGGGTATATTACATGGCGTTCCCGAGGGGGAAACCAAGCTGCGGTTTATCATCTGAATAGTCTTGTGGTACAAAACGAGGTTAAAAATGTACCACAGTGTGAACCACAAAGCGTACCACAAACCGAACCACAGAGCGTACCACAGTGTGAACCACAAAGTGTACCTATTACTAAACATAAACTAAACGAAACCAAAACACCCCCTATATCCCCCGTGGAGCGGTTCGCGGAATTTGCTGCAGCCTACCCGAAAAAGTGTACTGGATATCTGGCAGAATCGGAATACTGCAATGCGGTGATGGCTGGCGTACCGGAGGATGATCTGATACGGGCGGCGCGGAATTATGCGGATGCTTGCCGGCGGGACAGAACGGCGGAGCGGTATATCAAGAAAGCGGAAAACTGGCTTCGCGAGAACGTATTTATGCAGTATCTAAAAGGAGCGGGCAATGGAGCAGATGGAACAAACGCTGGAGAAAATACTACAGCGCATGAAAAATCAATCAATGAGCGGCTCGGAGAACTTGGAGACACCGGAGAATTCGAGGGATTCTGATGTGTGTCCGTTGTGCAATGGTACCGAGTGGATCTTGACCGAAAAGGACGGTATCACAACGGCGGTGGAATGTAAGTGCCGGGAGCGGGCGGCGATGTCAAGGCGGTTGCGGTTTGCGGATATTCCGGAAGCGTTCCGGGGGATGGATTTGAAAACCTTCCGCACGGATGTGTACCGACAGCCGGACAGCAAAAAGACGGTGGCAGATGCCTGCCGGATCATAAAGGTTTACCTGGATGATTTTGAAAACCAGAAGGATCAGGGCATGGGGCTGTTTATCTGGTCCCGCACAAAGGGTAGCGGAAAAACACGGATCGCCGCAGGTATTGCGAATGAGCTTATGAAAAGCTATGCGGTTAAGTTTGCAGTATCGCTGACCATCCTGCAGGAGATCAAGAATACATGGCGGCGTGATGCCGAATACAGTGAGAGCCGGTTACTGGATGCGCTTAACACGGTGGATGTGCTGATTATCGATGATTTCGGCGTGGAATCCCCGGCGGCGTGGATCAACGACAAGATGTACCAGATCATCAACGAGCGGTACATCAACAAGAAAGTGACTATCTTTACGAGCAACGAATCATTGGACAGCCTGCGGTACGATGACCGGATCACGAACCGGATCAAGGAGCGGACATATCAGATTACTTTTCCGGAGGAATCGGTTCGGGACCATATCGCAGAGCGGAACCAGGAAGAGATGATTGAAAAAGTTATGAGAGGACAGGGCAATGGAGAGAAGAAAAAGAACGAGCATGTATGACCCGTACCGAGAGGATATTGTGACAGCGCTTGAAGCAGGCAAGACGATCAGACAGATTTACTATGAGATCATATGCCCGGCGTTGAACGGCGGGTGTGAATACAGCAGCTTGGTGTATTACGTGAACAAAAACGGTCTCCGGTACGTCACAGAAAATGACGGTTATGAGCCGGTGCATATCTGTGCAAAGTGTGAGCATTGCGGTCAGATCCAGCGGGAGCGGTTTGATCCCATGCGGATTTGCAAGGAAGCGGAGCGGGAGGTGCTGGCGGTGGTTAAAACGTCGCCGCGGTGGTGCCCGTTACGATCGGGAGGGGGCGAGGTAAATGCATAGAGACAGCAAGGAGCGCCGCAGGCGCGTGGCGGAGATCAGCGAGAAGATGACACGCCCGAGCAAGCATGTGAGCGGCGACGCGCTTAAGAGATTCAGAGAGGTGCCGTATCAGCTGCGGTGCGGGAAGGAGCAGGGAAATGATTGAATGTATGAGAACAGTAGCGAGAAAGCCGGAGTTTGGACGGTGGATTCCGGTAAGTGAGAGGTTGCCGGATCCGGAAACAGAAGTATTGATAACTGCCAGAAGAAAATATAAGAGTGGAAGGTGTGTAGATACTATCACCACAGCGCTTTACGAAGATGGCAACATTTCGGAACGCGATAGTTGTTGGAACTGGGTAGACATTGACGGCGAGTATGACGAAGAGAATGATTGTTACATCGTCCCGGAAGGATGGTGGGAAAACAGGCACTTTAATCCGGATGAAGTCTACAATAATCTTGTGGATGATGAAGTTATAGCCTGGATGCCACTGCCAGAGCCGTATAGGGAGAGTGAGGAAAAATAATGGGTTGCGAAAAAGAATGCAAGCTCGGAAAAACATATTGTTGCATGGAGTGCCCGAGCAACGATATATGCCGGGAAAAGCGCAAGAACAGAAAATTGAGTTTTGAAAAAGCTGTGAAGTGGATTGCCGTTAGCATTGCGGTTATCGCCGGAATCAAGATGACGGGATCGGCGTGGTGCCTGTGGGCGTTTGCTTTGCCGATACTGGCAGATTAGGAGGATAAATATGTTAAAAAATGAATGTAGTATAAAAGACACAACTATATTGCGAAATCTTATTTTGGAAAATCCGGATTTACCTGTAATCTTTTTCTGTGGTGAGGATTCGTGGGATGGAGAGCATCAATATACACAAGCGTATGCCTCTTCCGGCGAAATCAAATCACTCACATTATACGGTGATTACTGGATGGACGAGGATGAATATCGTGATAAACTTTCGGATGACCTCGCTGACGAAGAAGAGTATAAAAGTTTATCAGATGAGGATTACGAAAAGGTGATTGATGAAAAAGTCAAGAATACCGAATTTGTTTCAGCAATTGTAATTTATGTTGGTTGAATAAACTGAAGTTTTGGAGGAATGAAGATGCCTAAAGCAGTATTGGTTATGGATATGCCGGAGTGTTGCGCAGATTGCCAGCTGGCCGATGATGATCCAAGTGGATTGTATTGCATGTTTGCTGATGATTATTATGATGGATCAGACAGTTCGGAGGATAGAGCGAGTTTTTGCCCGCTTCGGGAACTGCCGGAGAGATCAGATCATCCAGAGCATTGCGACAATGGAAGGTTCGATGCAGGGTGGAACGCTTGTTTAAATACCATAGAGGGAGGTGTGCATGAGCAAGAGCAGAGCGAGTAAGCTGAACGGCTACCGGAGTGCGGTAAGCCGGCAGAGAAACGATGTGTATAAGTTCAAGACCAAGAGAGGTAAGAAAAAATAAAGCAGAAAGGAGTGAGAGGTTTGTTGGCCAACATAAAAGAGCTCTTTACTCCGAAAAATGATGAAAGAAGAATTTAGAAGCCGAGTGTATACGGACAGACCGGATTATGCTGATTTTGATGCACCTGCAAAATTTAATGCCATACAGAGCATTATTGCAAAGAGATTGAGGGAGCATCCGAACGCCATATGTTCGTACTCGGGTGGTTCTGACAGTGATATTATGATCGACCTTATCGAGCGAACACGGAAGATTTTCGATTTGCCACCTGTCAAGTATGCGTTCTTCAATACCGGACTTGAAATGAAAGCTATAAAGGATCATGTGAGGGATACAGCAGAAAAATACGGTGTGGAAATTGAAGAGTGCAGACCGAAGGTCAATATTGTGCAGGCAACAAGAAAATATGGCATACCGTTTGTATCAAAGATTATGTCTGCTGGATTGTCTGGATGGCAAAAGAAGAATATACCGTTATCAATCGCGCAGGAATATGATCAGGCAGAGGACAAGCAGGCAAAGAGGGAGGAACTGAAAGAGAGATACCCTAATTGTGAGGGGACGATCAATTTTCTCTGTTGCTGCAACTCCGCCGGCGAGCCAAGACCAAATATTCAGTTGGTTATCAATTCGTCGAAGTATATGCGAAATTTTATAGAAGAATATCCGCCGAACTTCCCGATAAGCGCAGATTGTTGCGTACATTGCAAGAAAAATATCGCACATAAGGTGCAAAAGGACTTCGAGATGGTTATTACCGGCGAGCGCAGGGACGAGGGTGGGATGAGATCTGTACCAAGAAAAGATAATACGGCCTTATGCTTTACGGAAACTTCAAACGGTCAGTTTCGTCTCCGCCCGCTGTATTATGTGAGCGACCGGGACAAAGAGTGGTATAAGGAATACTACGGCATACGGTATTCAGATGCATATGAGGTGTACGGACTTACCCGGACCGGATGCTGTGGATGCCCGATATCCTACAAGGCTGTTGAAGATTTGGAACTGATTCGCCCGTATGAACCGAACGTAGTTAAAGCTGCATGGAATATCTTCGGAAAAAGTTATGAGTACAGAAAGAAATACAATGAGTATAAGCAGAAAAGAATGGCGCAGGAGAAAGAAGCTGCTGCCAATGTAGACGGGCAGATGAGCCTGGAAGAATTTATGTAGGGAAAGGAGCCGGGACCTATCCGGATAAAAGGCGCGCCGGGTTCCTTTTGAAGAAAATGAAAGTAAAGTGTGAGATTTACAGAGATTCTATGCAGAACTACAAAAAGTATGGAATCCCAAGGGCACAGCTTGTAATTGCGGATGTGCCATATAACCTTGGTAATAACATGTACGGCAGTAACCCTATGTGGTATGCCGGCGGTGATAACAAAAACGGAGAGAGCAAACTTGCCGGAAAGGCTGCATTCAATTCAGATTACAATTTCAATCTGTACGAGTATTTTCACTTTTGCAGCAAGATGCTTAAGAAAGAGCCAAAGGAAAAAGGCAAAGCACCATGCATGATCGTGTTCTGCTCATTCCAACAGATACCGACCATGCTCAAAGCAGCAGAAAAGCATGGATTTGGGAACAGCATACATATTACATTCTGCAAGAACTATTCAGCGCAGGTGCTTAAAGCAAACATGAGAGTGGTAGGCGCTACGGAACATGCGCTTATCCTGTACCGGGACAAGCTACCAAAGTTCAATAATGACGGAAAGATGGTTTTTGACTGGATGAAATGGGAGAAAGACCCAGACGGCAGGTATCCGAAAATTCATCCGACACAGAAGCCAGTATGCCTACTGAAAAAACTGATTAAGATTTTTACGGATGAAGGAGACGTGGTAATTGACCCCTGTTGCGGTAGCGGCAGCACACTTCGGGCGGCAATGGAACTTGGCAGACCGAGCTATGGTTTCGAGATTGACCGGAATTTCTACGAGCGGGCAAAAAATGAAATGTTGGTAGAAAATTACGGAGAAGTTTCTATGAGAGCCGAGGACAGCGTGACAGGACAACGAAACATCTTTGATATGTTGGAGGCGCTACCATGATACAGACAGCAGAAGATAAAGTGAAAGAGTACCGCCAGTGCATCCGCAGAGAAATAGAGCACTGGAAAGATATCAATCAGAACGGATGCAGTGATCCGTTCTGGCCGGATGGGTGCAACATGAATCTGACACGGAACCACATCATCTATTATCAGTCAAAGATCCGTGAGATCTGTACAGAGAATCGGTTACCGCTGCCGGATGAGTATTATCTTGCGGTTCCGCCGGAAGTCGATGTGAATTACATGGCGAATTTGAAACAGAAAGAGCGGGTTACACAAATATTTTACGGTGGGTATGTACCGGTAAGAAAGAAATATTACTACGATGAACAGCAGATGAGTTTATTTTGAGCAGACCGGACAGCTCCGGTTTGCATGAGATCAAACAGCTATAGCTCCGCCAGCAGTAATGCGGCGGGGCGGAAAGAGAGGAGGAAAATTCATGAGAATTACAGTAAAAAAGGGTGAAAAAATTTTAATAAGCCGAGAGGATGCCGTGAGTGTTACTGATAAGGGCGGCGCATACGAAGTGATTTACGGAGATGAAACGGGACAGCTAGTTTACAAGGGCGAAGAGGTAGAAATTATCTTAGCTTGAATCTGATACTACTGAGAGGGGGAATGTCTATGGATGAAAAAGAAATATTTGAAATTTGCCAGAGCGTGGACAGCTTCATTGCTGCGGAACTGACAGAATCCATCGTGCGAGGCACCAGCTATGATATGCTGGAGGCTCACTACGGCATTCTCCCTATCAGTAAGAGCCATTTTTACAGAAAAAAAGGAACGGCAAATAGGTTGATACGGCAGAGAATGGCACATCTGGTTGAAGAAAAGAACGGGCAGTATATGATTGAGTGGGGAAGAGAGGAGTAGCAACCTCTCTTTTATTATGCCTAAGGTTGGCACAAATCCTCTGAAATACAGCTTTATAATTATGGTATGAGGTTAGAAATATACCATTTAGCAGAGAGGAAGTGAGATAGTGGAGAATTACGAAAAAGCAGAACAGGACTATATGGCAGGAATGAAATACAAGGAAATAGCGGAGAAGTACGATACCACTATCAACACTGTTAAGAGTTGGAAGAAACGATATGGATGGAATAGGGGAGAGGGTGCACACAAAATAGAAAAGGTGTGCACACAAAAAACAAAGGGTGCACCCAAGAAAGCAGTGCCTATTGATGATGGCACAAAGGAGACGTTACAGAACAGTGACCTTACGCCGGAACAGCAGATGTTTTGCATCTATTACAGTAAGACATTCAATGCGGCGCAGAGTTACCAGAAAGCATATGGATGCAAGTATGAGACAGCAATGGTTAATGGTTGCTTGTTACTAAGAAATACTAAGGTGCGAGAAGAGATAGAACGCCTAAAAGAAATCAAGCGCCAGCAGATAGTTGCAGGCGCAGACGATATCGTAGAATTGCAGATGCGGATTGCTTTTGCGGACGCTGGCAATTATGCGGCATTTGGCAATAACGGTATAAACTGGGTTCACATAGCAAATTCGGATACCGTGGACACACAGATTATCCAAGAGATAAAGGAAGGGCAGACGGGTGTATCTATCAAACTGGCGGATAAGCAGAAAGCGATTGACTGGCTCACGAAGTTCTTTGAGATGAACCCGGACGATAAGCACCGGAGAGAATTTGACAAGCGGAAACTTGAACTTGAGATACTCAAACTTGAGATGCAGACCAAAGAGGGTGCAGACGATACACCGGAGCAGGACAACTTCTTAGAAGCCCTGAATGCGTCAGCACAGGAAGTGTGGTCGGATGAATGATTGGGAAAGCATTGATAGACGCATAGCCAAGTTAAAAGAAAACATCATGCGAAATGCTGTTCGGATGAAAAGGAAGTACCAGCAGAACGGTTTTGAGTTTCGCCCGTTCTCGACCAAGCAAAAGAAAGTCCTTACCTGGTGGTGCGATACATCCCCAGTAAAGGATATGGACGGCATCATAGCGGACGGAGCGATCCGAAGCGGTAAGACACTCAGCATGTCACTAAGCTTTGCGCTGTGGGCTATGAGTACATTCAACCAGCAAAACCTTGGCATGGCAGGAAAGACGATCGGCTCCTTCCGGCGAAACGTTCTGTTTTGGTTGAAACTGATGCTCAAGAGCCGCGGATATAAGGTGATGGATCATAGATCAGATAACATGGTTGAGATCAGTAAGGGCGATACAGTCAACTTTTTTTATATCTTCGGCGGTAAGGATGAACGGTCACAGGATCTGATCCAGGGTATCACGCTTGCGGGGATGTTCTTTGATGAGGTGGCACTGATGCCGGAGTCATTTGTGAATCAGGCAACCGGACGATGCTCGGTAGATGGTTCTAAATTTTGGTTTAACTGCAACCCGGATTCACCCAGCCATTGGTTTAAGGAAAATTGGATTGATAAATCAACCGGCTATCTGGGAAAGAAAAAAGTCGAGGAGATAAGACAAAAGGCAGCCGAGGAAAATAAGCCGGATGGATTAAAAGAGATTATCTATCTGCATTTCACGATGGACGATAACCTATCACTGTCTGAGAAAGTAAAGGCACGATACCGGGCAATGTACAGCGGCGTGTTCTATGACCGCTTTATCCTTGGACGATGGGTAATAGCCGAAGGGCTTGTATATGGGATGTTTGATAAGGAAAAGAACATCTTCCACGGAGAGTATGAGTATAGCCCACAATCATCTTATTATCTGTCTATCGACTATGGAACCATGAACCCATTCGCAGTAGGCTTGATGGAGCTGCAGAACAGCGGCAGGGTCCGGATGCTTCGGGAGGGACACTATTCTGGCAGGGAAAAAGGAGTGACTATTGATAATGAAGCATATTACAAGATGATACAGGAGATCGCCGGCGACTTCCCGATCACATCCATCGTGATAGACCCGTCCGCGGCAGCCATGAAAGCGACCATCCGAAAGTACGGAGAGTTTACCTGTACAGATGGAAATAACGATGTGCTGAATGGAATCCAAGAAGTTACAAAGTATTTGAACCTCGGCATGCTCCAGATCCATGAAAGCTGTGTGGAGACAAGGAAAGAGTTTGGAGCGTATGCATGGGATGAAAAGGCAGTGGGAGAGGATAGGGTAATCAAAGAGTATGACCACCATATGGACCTTATCAGATATTTTATTTATACAGTAGCACGCAGATATAACAGGGGGTTGATTTAATGAAAAATACAATAAATATTTTAGGGACAGAATACACAATCGAAACTCACAAGGTATCAGAGGATAGTTATTTGGAGAAAAACAGGCTTGCCGGATATTGCGGAGAGGAAGATAAGTTGATTGTTGTTGCCGATATGTCGGAGGAAAAGTATTTTACTGGCATGGATGAAAAGGCACAGGAAAAGTATTGGAAAAAGACATTGCGCCACGAAATCACGCACGCATTTTTGAATGAAAGCGGCTTATCTGATTCGTCAAACCGTTATGAGGGAGCATGGTCAAAAAACGAGGAAATGGTTGATTGGTTTGCGATCCAGTCGCCCAAAATTATGAGGGTATTTGAAGAATTGGAGGTGCTTTAATGGGAATTATGTCAGCTATTAAAGAATGGTGGAGAGGGATGTTCTTGTCAGAAGTGAAGGATCAGTTCCAGGTAACCGGCATTACATCTGGGGATATGCAGAAAGCAATTCAGAACTGGATGCTGATTTATAAGGGCGAGCCGGACTGGGTAGACCCGGAAGAGGGAATTAAGACAATCAAATTTGCAAAGTTCGTATGCGGGGAAATTGCTAGACTTGCCACGCTTGCCATTGATGTGACGTTTGACGGCACGCGGAAAGAGTATATGACACAGTTCTGGGAAAAGTCAGTGCATGACCGTATCCGGGAATGGACGGAGCTTATGTGTGCCTGCGGTACGGTTATCCTTAAGCCAAACGGAACAGGCGTGGACTTGGTGACACCGGACAGATTCGAGATAACGAGTCTCGATGGAAACCACAATATAACCGGGATAGTGTTTCAGGACAGCTACCAGGAGGGCGACGAGCATTATACCAAGCTGGAATATCACAGATTTTTTACTGCCAATGTAAGGATGCCGGATGCAGAAGAGTACACGGAGACAACTTACTACTCCATATCGAACAGAGCGTTCGTGTCGAAGAATGCCGGGGAAATCGGGAAGCCGATTGATTTAAGCATGACAATGTGGTCTGGACTGCAGCCGGACGTACATATCACGAAAAAGAATGGCGAGCAGATCAATTCGATGCTGTTCGGGTTGTTCCGGATGCCGTCCTCTAACGATATTGATTTGAGCAGTCCTCTCGGGCTGTCTGCCTTTGCTGATGCGATTGAGGAATTGAGAGACCTTGATATTGCATATAGCCGCAATGCGGAGGAAATCGAGGACAGCCGCCGGATGATAATGGTGGACGATCGACTTGTGGCAAAGCCTGCATACAAAGACGAGAAAGGGCGGACAGTAAGACCGCAGGTAAAGCTGCCTAAGTTTTTCAAAATGATTGCCGGACTGGATGGCGGCGATGAAACGTATCATGAGGTTAATCCAAATTTGAATACGGATACCAGAAAGAGCGGCATCAACCAGTGCTTGTCTCTCGTAGGCACAAAGTGTGGATTTTCCAACGGCTATTTTGTGATTGACGAGAAAACCGGTATGGTAACTGCCACACAGGTAGAATCCGATGATCGCAGGACCATCCAGCTTATCAAGGATGTGCGGGATGCAATGCAGAAGTGTCTCGATGATTTATTCTATGCGCAGTCTGTATTTGCTGATCTGTATGGCCTTGCGCCGGCGGGCGACTATGAACCACAGTATGACTTCGGGGACATTACCTACAACGAGGAAGAGGACAGGATGCGGAATCTCACGCTTGCCAATTCTGGCTATATTCCGAAATGGCAGTACCTTGTCAGGTTTGAGGGGTATTCGGAAGAAGAAGCCAAGGCGGCGGTTGAGGAAGCAAGCGGGGCACAGGACAAAGGATTATTCGGGGAGGAGTAGAAATGATACATACACGTTTTGAGAGTTACTGTGAAAAATGCGAAGAATTAGCGCCAGAAGCGATAATAAATGTTTGTGAATGTGCGGACAGCTGCAGAACTGTAGAAACAACCATTTACTGTAGACATCGGCATAGATGCGCTGCTATTAAGAAACAAATAGAAAGGGAAGCGGCTGAATGAAATACAACAAGACTGTCGGTATGGTAAGCATTCAGATTGATACCAAGCGGATAGATGATAATGTGAGACGGGCGCAGGATTTGTTAGATCAACAGGTGCTTAATGACATGATTCCGTATATGCCATATCAACAGGGAGCAATGAGGGGAGCGACACAGATCATTGAACCCGGTCTTATATCAACCAATACACCATATGCGCATTATCCGTACGAGGGAGAACTTTATTTAACAGAGGATGGGCGCTCATGGGCGAATAAAGGGGAAAAGAAGTACCCGACAGGAACACCACTACAGTACCATACTGCTGGAACAGGTGACCATTGGTTTGAACACGCCAAGGAGGAACACGGGGAACAGTGGATTGACTTGGTAAGGCGCGAAGTAGGAAAGGGATAAATATGCTGGAACCGGATTATTTCTATGGAAAATCAGACGTACTAATTTCATACGAGCAGGAACTTGAGGACTGGATATTGCAGGATATTGCTATGCGGTTACTTAAAGCGGAAGCTATGGCCGGAACAACCGATATGGAACTGTATAAGCTGCGGCAGCTGGGCTTGCATCAGAATGAAATTGTGAAACAATTATCTGCCCTTACGCAGAAATCAACGGCAGAAATCCGCAGATTATTGCAGGATGCGGTGCTGACATCTTGGGATGATGATAAAAGCACGCTGTCCCGCCTTGGAATAGATGCGGTATCCCCACTTGAAAATCCGGTTGTCATGGAGCTACTAGATGCAGAATTTAAGAAAACACTCGGAGAAGTGAACAATCTGACACGTTCCACCATGATGCAGTCGCAGCGTGATCTCATGAATATGCTCAATGAAGCCGAGATGCGTGTGGCGGCCGGCGTGCAGTCATACAGCGCGGCGGTGTGCGATATACTGGATCAGTACGGCAGGACAGGCGTTATGATCGATTACCCAACCGGAACGCGCCGGACATTGGAAGCGGCGGTCAGAATGTGCGTAGTCACGTCTATGAACCAGACGGCGGCGCAGGTAACCAATCATTATATAGCGGAGCATAATGTAGAATATGTGCTCGTATCAGCACACTTGGGCGCGAGGACACAGGGAAAAGGACAACCGTATCTTGCCGGTCATGATAACTGGCAGGGCAGATGCTATAAAATATCTGGGAGCGAACCGGATGCGCCGAATCTGGCGGAAACGACCGGCTATGATATTGTGAACGGGACAGGACACGTCTTGAATCCTCTGGGGCTGCATGGGTATAACTGCCGGCACTCCCATAAGCCCTGGAACAAGTCTTTGCGAAATCCGTATCTGGATGAAAACGGCAATCTTAAGATTGACAGTGAGGAGAACCGGAAGGTATATGAACTGCAACAGCAGCAAAGAGCAATGGAGCGTGCCATCCGGCAGACGAAGCGGCAGTTACTTGTGAAGCAGGCAGAGATTGACGGTGTGGCAGAAACAGACGTGAAAGAAATGTTGCAGCCAGAATATGATAAACTTGCGTATAAGCTCCGGATGCAGAACCGGAAGTACAACCAATTCTGTGCAGACAATGGTTTGAGGACACAGGCTGACAGAATCAAGGTAGCAGGGTTTAAGCGGGAGCAGGCGGCAAAGGCGAATGGCAGGGCAACGGCGTATAGCCATTCGGTAAAAACTCCGATGGAAAAAGCGGACAGTATAGGATATACTAAAAGAACAAAGGAAGAGTTTGAGCAGACCGCGCGGAAGATAAAGGAAGAAATAACGCAGTATTCTGATAGACCATCGAAGTGGAGTGGAAATATAAACGTAAATAGTGAACACGTTGGAAATGGAGCTCTTGGAGCCAAGGAATGGTCTTGCGATATTTCACTTATTGACACAGCGGACGATGGTGTAATATGGCATGAAATGCTTCATTCGTGTTCGGCAAGCTATTATAAGTCAGAGGTATACAATGCAAACGAATATATTGAGGAGGCGACTGTAGAATGGTTGAAACAGCAGATATGCGGTGAGAAGAATATTTTTAATGTGTATGCTTATGGAGATAAAACGATTGTTCTACAAGCGTTGAATGAGTCCTTTAAATTTGGAACAGATATGGAGTTTGCAAAGGAAATATTTAACGTTCCGCTTCCAGAACGGTATCGATGGTTAGAAAATAGGGTTGACGAACGCTTGAGACAATCAGGTGCTTCATTTGAAGATTACAATGATGTCATGGGGTTTGTCGAAAGATTGAAAGGCGGTAGCAATGGCAGATATTAAAGGACTCATAAAAACAATACACGAGTATAACCAAAAATACGCTATTACTGAAAATTCAAGTGAGGCAGATAAATTAATTGCCAGAATTCAAGAAAAAAAGTACACAAAAGAGGAATACTTTGCGACTGAAAAGGAAGTAAAAGATTTTATGAAATCTGATGCCCCGGAAAGCGAAAAGCAAAAGGTTTGTTACAGTGGTTATCCGGAATCGTTATCTATGATCTGTGCTGCAATCAGAGAGGGCAGACTTGATATTTAGGAGAGGGAGCATAACGCTTCTTCTTTTATTTTGGCACAAATTATCTCCGCACATGAGTTATTATAATATTGCCAGACGAGTTATGCTCATTCGTTTTGCACCTCCTTTCGTGTACTATAGCAAGAGCGCCTTGAAAGATAGGCGCTTTTTGCGTGCCTAAAAATTGGCACAAATCTTTTTATGACCCATGCTAAAATATACTTGACAAGTGAAAAGCACCGGACGGAGCGTAGGAATCCGCCCGCTACCCTAGAAAAACTATAGGATGTGATGGCACGTCCTGTTTGGGGCGTGCTTTTTCTTGTATTTTGCCAGCTATGGATAAAATAGCAACTCTATCGTGCCGGGCTGACCGGAGTAAAAACAGTGAAAGAAAGAGGTATTAGAACATGGTAAAAGTTATCACGGAACTTGAAAAACTTGGTTTGGAACTGACAGATGAGATGAAGGAATCCATCAAGAAGAGCATCGGCGAGGAAGTTTATTCCAAAGGCGAACTTGATAAGAAAGTCAAAAAGGCGGAGGAAGAGCGGGATCAGTACAAGGAGCGCGCAGAGACCGCGGAAGAGACGTTGAAGGGATTTGACGGCAAAGACCTTGAGACCATCACAAAAGAGCGTGACGAGTGGAAAGAGAAAGCCGAGACGGCACAGAAAGACTATGATGCCAAGATTGCAGAACGCGAGAAAAGCGATTTACTGGAAAAGGCATTTGAAAACGTTAAGTTTTCGTCTGAGTCTGCTAAGAAAGCTATCATGAGCGACATCGCCGCTAATGTGTCTGTCAAGGATGGTAAGCTGATTGGATTCAATGACCTTTTAGAAGATGCCAAGAAGAATGATGCGAGTGCATTTGTTGACGAGCAGGCACAGCAGCAGGAACAGAACCAGGCAACATTTACGACTCCGATGGGAGCCGGGGCACAGACCGAGCCAATCACCGGAGATCCGAACAAAATGGACTTTGCCACCTATAAGAAGTGGCGCGAACAGAACCAGTAATTAAGGAGGAATATTTATGCCAAACACAATTTTAACACCGCAGATTATTGCGAATGAAGCGCTGATGGTATTGCAGAGCAACCTTACTATGGCGAATCTCGTACACAGAGATTATTCCAGCGAGTTTGTAAAGGTGGGCGACACCATCACCGTAAGAAAACCGGCTACTTTCGTAGCAAAGAACTTCACAGGGCAGACAGAAGCGCAGGACATCACCGAGGGTTCTACTACCGTCAAGATGGATCGTTTCCGGGATATCACGGTTAATGTCGGATCCAGGGAAATGACATTGGATATCAAAAACTTTTCCGAGCAGGTCATCACACCGGCTATGCAGGCTATGGCACAGCAGATTGACGCGGATCTTCTCGCTGTCGGCATCTCCAAAGCCGGAAAGAAAGCTACAGTGTCCGGCACACCGGTAATTTCTGATATTGCAGGCGTAGGAAAGGCACTGGATCAGGCAAAGGCACCGCGTACAGACAGACGGTTGATTCTGCCGCCGACGACCCTGTACAAGTACAACACGCTGGACAACTTTGCGAAGCAGTGCTACAAGGGAGATTCTATCGCGCTGAAAGAATCCGAGATCGGAAAGGTTTACACCTGTGAGACCTTTATGTCCCAGAACTGCCCGGAGAATCAGAACGATGTACCGGGAACAGTGGCATCTTACAAGGTTGCAGGCACTAAGGGCGCGACAGAGTTTACTGTATCTGATGGCAAGACTGCAGCAGCCACCATTAAGAAGGGCGATCAGTTAATCGTTGACGGATATCTTTACACCGTGACCGAAGATGTAACACTTGCATCCGGCGCTGGAACTGTGAAAGTAGATCAGAATATCCCGGAGACGGTTGCGGCAACAGATGCTTTTGTTGTGAATAAGGCACATGCTCTCGGCTTCCACAGAAACGGTCTGGCACTCGTTACCCGCAATCTTGAGTTGCCTATGGGTAATAAGAACGCTTACATTGCTTCCGCCGATGGTCTCGGTGTTCGCGTCGTATTCTCATATGATTCCGATCATAAGCAGGACAAAATTTCCTTTGATATGATTTACGGAATCAAGGAACTGAACGAGAATCTGCTTGTTGACTTCTCATAAGAAAGGGGGATTCCGAGATGGGATATACCACGTATGACTTCTATCAGAATAAATACTATGGGGATTCTATCGAGGAATCCCTTTTCCCTAAGTGGAATGACCGGGCATCTGAAAAGCTGGAACAGTTGACCTATGGGAACATTACAGAGGAATCTTTGCAGGAATATGACGAGAAGATTCAGAAAGCTACCTGTGCGCTGGCGGACTTACTCTATCAGATTGATTTTAAGACCACGCACGCCAGTGATGAAAAGGGCGGCAATGTGAAGTCGATGTCTTCCGGTGGTCGGTCGATCAGCTTCGGAACCAATGAGACGCTGATTGATAAGGTGCTGAACGATAAAGGCGCACAGAACCGTTTGTGTTATGACACGGTATGCGAGTATCTATCCGGCACCGGAGTATTATATGCGGGGGTGTGAGATGGGATTCTTCGATAACAAGACCGTTACGCTTTTCAACCGTGCCTTTGATCCGGAGACCGAGGAAGAGAAGTATTACCCGACACTGCTTGAAGGTGTAGACCTTGTGGAAACCAAAGGCGCGAACGTCTCTAAGAGCGGCATGGACAGTGCAGATGCAGCAAAACTTTTTGTTGACGTCAACAAAACGATAAAGCCCTATCTTCCGCCGAAAGAGTGGAAGGAACTGCCAGAGGAAGAAATGCCGAATTACATCACATTCACACCGGCAGAGGATTTCTTTATTAAGGGAGATCATACGGATGTGGAACTTCCAACAGAGAAAGCGCTTGAATGGATGCAGGATAACTACGATGACTGCTACAAAGTCACAAATGTTGATAAATACGAGGACATTCTTCCTCATTTTGAAATAGGGGGTGTGTAAATGGAAGAACCAGAAAAACTTACTATTCGGGACGCGGAGAACGCACAGAAAGCGATACTTGCGTTGGTGCTTCAATATCCGAGTTTTCCTCGGACATTCAAAGCGGATAACTCCACAGTTAAATGGAATAACCTCAACGATGGTACATCTATCGGTATTTTCCCATTGCAGGGCGCGATCTACTTGAAAAAGTATATCAGCGGCAGCTATGTGGCGCAGATGCCGTTCCAGATGATCTATAAGAGTTCGCCGACCACAAACAAGGCGAGCATTGATGCGCAGGAAATGCTTAACAGCCTTGCAGCTTGGATGGAAGAGAGCGGGATTGAATTTAAGGATCCGCACTTGACACTGGAAGCGATCACGAGAACGTCTCCGGTGTTTGGCGGCGGCCAGAACGAGAAAGCGGTAACTTATGCTGTGAATATGCAGCTGAAATATTTTTACAAGAAGTAGGAAAGAGAGGATAAGATCATGAAAAAAAGTATTCCAATCATGAATACAAATTTACAGTTCTTTGCACAGGATAGAACAAACATGGTATCTCTGCTTGATATTGGTCTGTTGGCCGGAAGTACAACAAAGCTGGCAGAGATGGGCGATGGTTACACAGAGATCACAGAGGACTGGGGACCCAGCACAGATTCAACCCAGTATGTCAACATGAAGACTGCAAGCAGTACAGTAAAGGGATACGCCCTTAACATGTCCCCGGAGCGTGAGTACCTGTCGGATGATATGCAGGAAGCCATCGACGATATGTTCAAGAAGTTCCCGACCGGCAAAGCCTGCGAGACATATTATTACCGTTTCTACAAGACGGATCTGACAGCCGGTGTGGGTGATTGCATCCGCGTTCCCGTGACTGTATGCCCATCAAGCACCGGCGGCAGCGGCGGTGACACGCTGAAATCTACAATCCAGATCAATGGTAACGGCGATGTGGAACTGGGAACAATTACGATCAGCAGCGAAGACGGCTCGTTTTCTTGGGCTGCAAAATAAGGTGTTAATGAAAAATTAGCATAATGGGGCGGGTTCCTTTCAGTCCTGCCCCATTTCTGAAAGGATGGTAATTTTTATGGAAGAGTTGAAATTAAACAGTGGTCTGAAAAAGATTGCGATTAAGGATGAAGACGGAGATCTTATCACAGTATTGAGCGTGAATGTGGCAGATGCGGACACGGCAGAGCATTTTGCACAGATCATCAATAACCTGCAGGAAATCTCGGAGAACTGCGAGAAGGAAGCGGCGGAATGGAAAAAGGAGCATGATGCACATGCCGATTCGGATGCAGAGGAGAATTTCAAAATCGAGCAGGCACTACAGATCAACCGTATCCGCGTGAAGTATCTGAAACAGATCGCCGAGGAAATTGACAAACTGTTCGGCGAGGGAACGGTTCAGAGCATCTACGGCGATATTACGCCGGATGAAACGGCACTGGTGGAGTTTGTCGAGGGTGTTATCCCGGTAATGAATAAACTCTTCGGCAAGCGTTATGAGATGACCAGAAAGCGTTATAACTCCGGCAGAAAAGGGGCAAGGGCATGATAAATGTCATGCTTGATCCTCTGCCGGCCGAATGGAATGGGTACGAGGTCAATACTTCATTTCGGATCGGCATACAGGTATTCCTTGTGCAGTATGACAAAGAACTGAATGAGTACGAAAAGAGTGACGCACTGATCTGGCTGCTGTTCGATGACCGGGAGCATCCGGACGGGGAAGAACTGCAGGAATGTGTCGAGTGGTTTTTGAACGGCTGGTTTCATGATAAGTCGGGTTCTTCGCAGGATAAGCGCCGGCTGATTGACTATGATGTCGACCAGTGGCGCATCTATGCAGATTTCCGGCAGATATACGGGATAGACCTCTCCCTGGATGATATGCACTGGTGGATGTTCAACGGTCTGCTCTGGAATATGCCGCACGAACGGTCGGCTTTTATGCAGGTCATTGAGATCCGGCGTAAGAAGATCACATCCAAGATGGGGAGAGAAGAAAAGAAAGCTGTGCAGGAAGCGCAGCAGATCTATGCACTGGATCAACCGGAAGTTAAAAAAGAGTATACAGAGGATGAAAAGGGTGCCATCGATGAGTATGACCGGATGATGGCGGAGATCAGAGCCAAGAAGAAAGCAGAAAAGGAACTGGGATTAGGTTAGAAAGTGAGGATTACATATGGCTGGTGGATATGATGGAGAAATCAGAATACGGACGTTAATTGAAAACGGGAAAGCATCTAGCCAGCTGTTGCAGTTGGAAGCTCGGTTCCAGAAAACCGCCAAGGAAGCTGCAAGACTTGAAGATGAAATGCGCAAGCTGGAACAGCAGAAAATTCCGACGGAAGAGTATGCAAATTTAGAGAATAAGCTTAAGGATGCAAAGTTTATTCTTGAGCAGTACAATGATGCATTAAAAAACATGCCTGCCGAAAATAAAGAGCAGAGATGGAACGAATTAGTAGACAAAGAGGAGGAGGCATACAATGAGATCCTTAGAATAAAAGAGGCATTAAAACAGCCGATTTACATTAGACCAGAGGGACTGTATCAGCAGCTTAATGATGCTAAGAAAAGGCTAGAAATATTTAAGGCGATGGAAGAATCTGTCCTTTCTGGGGAGGATTCGCCAGTTCTGAGTAGGTATAAACAGGAGGCCGAAAAAGCCACAACTAGTATTAAAAAGTTAGAGACTGAAATGTTGGAATTAGATAAAGCGGGAAAGGCGTTTTCGACAACTATGGACCCCGAAACGGAGGCTCAGTATCAGAAGTTATCTGACAAAATGGTTAATGCTAATAATCAGATGTCTGCCCTTAAGAGAAAAATGGAAGAGGTTGCCGCCAAGGAAGCCAAGGTCGGCTCCGGTTCAAAGCAGATTGAAAAGGTTGGAAAAGCAGCAAAGAAATCCGCGGGGCTGATGTCCACACTTTTATCAAGGCTGGAAGGAATAACCCTCTCGCTGTTTATTTTTAATTGGATAACAAAGGCTTTTAACGCAATGGTTGCCGCCTTTAAAGAGGGCATCCAGAACATGGCGAAGTATTCCTCGGACTTTAATTCGCGGATGTCCGAGCTGAAATCTGCCACAGTTACACTCAAAGCATCACTGGGAACGCTGGCGGCGCCGATTGTATCTGCTGTCATTCCGGCGATTGTGACACTCTGCAACTGGATCACGACGGCGGTCAATAAGATGAATGAACTTGTGGCGGCACTGTCTGGGAAGAGCACATGGACACGGGCGAAGCAACAGCAGGTGGATTACGCGAAGTCTTTGAACAGTACCGCAGGTGCGGCAAAGAAGGCTGCCGGGGCGTTACAGGGATTTGACGAACTCAATGTGATTAACTCAAACAGTTCCGGCGGCGGTGGTGGATCTGGCGCATCTGCCATGTACGAGGAAGTGCCGACAAGCGACGCGCTGATCGGTAAATTGCAGCCGTTCCTCGATTATCTTAAGCAGATCAAGGCAGAAGTGATCCGCGGATGGGATGAGACGTGGGCGGCGCTGGATATTGACAGTCAGATCGCAGATATTCGCGGCAGTATCGAATCAATCCGTGGCTCTCTATCGGATATCTTTGGCAATGCAGATTTGCAGGCGGCGGCAGACAACTTTGTCATGACGTTGGCGTACAGTGTTGGTCAGATTGGCGCGTCTGTGGTCAGTATAGGGGCTACGATCGCACAGAATATCATTGGCGGCATCGACCTGTATTTGCAGCAGAATAGCGGCAGAATCACCGAGTACCTCATTCGGATGTTTGATATCGGCGCTGACGTGGCACAGCTTGCGGGCGAAGCGGCGGAAGCATTTGCTTTTGTGTTCCAGGCATTCGGCAATGAGGACGGGCAGCAGATTACGGCAAATCTGATTCAGATTTTTTCGGATATATTTGGCACCGTTACTTTGTTGGGGGCGCAGTTTCGCGATGATATGCTTCATTTTTTCATAGATCCATTTGTTGACAACAGCGAGGGAATCAAGACAGCTCTTGAGGGCATTCTTGAGGTTGTGGCGGATGTTACTGGGACGATTTCGGACACGGTGCAGCATTTTACGGATGGAGTAGTAACTTTGTATGACGAACATATCCATCCGCTGATACAGAGCTTGACGGACGGACTGGACGAGATTTCGGCGAAGTTTCTGGAATTCTGGAATACATACGTACAACCGGTGCTTGAAAATATTTCAACCAAATTCCACGAAGTCATGGAGCAGCACATTCAACCGATGCTCGACAGCTTTCTTGGCTTGCTGGGGACAGTCATAGACAATGTGAAAAAACTCTGGGAAGAGGTGCTAGTGCCGGTTATCGAGTGGATCATCGAAAATATCCTGCCGGTGCTGATGCCAATCATCCAGAGCCTTATTGAGGGTGTGTTGAATTTTATCGGCTTTGTGTCTGATATGGTGGCAAATATCATGGATTTTCTGTCTGGTCTCATTGATTTTATCGTCGGCATTTTTACCGGAGACTGGGAACAGGCATGGGCGGGAATTCGGGAAATGTTTTCAGCAATCTGGAATTCGATGAAGCTGATCTTGAGTACAATTTGGAACAACATGAAAGATGGTGTGAAAGCAGCGATAAGCGCTATAAAAGGGCATATTTCGGATTCCTTACACAATATCAAGGGCGGTTGGCGCGAATCCTGGACAAGTATGAAAACGACGGTATTAGGCATCTTTGACGCAATCAAATCGGGAATCAAAGGGAAGATCAATTCTATCATATCGTTTGTCGAGAATATGGCGAACAGCATAATTACCGGCGTTAATAAGGTGCTGGAGGCGTTGAACAGTGTTGGATTTGATATGCCGGATTGGCTGGGCGGCGGAACGTTTCACCCCAATCTGCAGACATTGCCGGCAGTCAGCATTCCCCGTCTGGCCAACGGTGGCATCACAACCGGCAGCACCCTTGTAAACATCGGAGAAGCTGGAAACGAGGCGGTACTTCCGCTTGAAAACAATCTGGGCTATCTGGAGCCGCTTGCAGAAATGATCGCAAGCAAGATGGAGAGAACTCAGATTGTGAAGATTGTTGCGGATGAGAGCGGACTCTTTAAGGCGGTACGGGAAAGTGCCAATGATTATTACAGACGGACCGGTAGACCGGCATTTGATTTCTAAAGAAAGGAGCGGAGAAAATGGCATACGGCGGATTTTTGATAAAGGTAGGCGATTATACCGTTCCTTTCCGGTTCATCGAAGCATCGAAGTATAAAGCGTCTATCAATGGGCAGGATCTTGATTCTTACCGGGACGCGAACGGAATCCTGCACAGGGAAGCTTTGAAAAACAAGGCAATTAAGACCGAGTGGGAGACCCCGACCGGAAAAGAAGAATCAGAGTTGCGTGAATTGATGGACAATATTCGGCGGCAGTATACGAATCAGATAGAAAAAAAGGCGCTTGTGACGGCATGGATGCCGGAGATAGGGGATTATGTAACAATGGAATGCTATATGCCGGACGTAGAGTATACCATTGACTATGCGGACGAGACGACGGTAACGTACTCTTCCTTCCGGCTGGCATTTATCGGTTATGGAGGTGATGCGGGATGATTGAATATAAGTATGCGGATCTGTTTGGTCTGAACAGCGAGGATAAGCAGATTACGATCACTTCGGATGATGGACTTATAAATATAACGAATGCGGACATCCACCAGGAGGAATTTGAACTGGATGAGAGCCTGTGTTCGGAGAGTGAGCTGACATTTGGCTGCTGCGAAGCCGGAATGATTAAATTTAAAGCGTCCAACGTATTCCTTCCGATGAAGGGGAAGTGGCTCACGACCAAGCTGGCAGTCGGCGGATATGCGGAGGAACCGTTGCTGATCGGTAGGCATAAGGTTTACTCTGACACACCGACGGCAGATAGAAAATGGCGGGAAGTGGTGGCTTACGATGCCCTGTATGACGTGGTAAATGAGGATATGGCAGCGTGGTACAACTCGCTTAAATTCCCGATGACCTTAAAAGCATTCCGAAATGAGTTCTTCCGCTATTTTGGAATCGAACAGGCTGACGCGGAACTCGTGAATGACAATATGACTGTTGAGAAAACGGTGGAAATCACGGCTTCCGGTAGTACGAGCAGCGATACCGCAGAGACAAGCACTGTCGGTGAAACTATGAGCGGGCGGGAAATTTTATCCTGCATCCTCGAAGCAAACGGTTGCATGGGTCACATGGGGCGTGACAGGAAGTTTCATTATGTGTATCTGGAACAGGCGATTGAGGGCTTGTACCCGGCAGATGACTTATACCCGGCAGATGATTTATATCCGCGGGACCCGAAGTCGCACAGCATAGGAAAGGGCGTGTATGTCTCTGCAAAGTATGAAGATTATACAGTCCGACTTATAGATAAGCTCCAGATCCGCGAGAAAGAGAATGACATTGGCGTTATAACCGGAGACGGCGAAAATGCTTATGTGATCGAGGGTAATTTTTTGTTATACGGCAAGGGGACGGATGAACTGACCGGCGTAGCGCAGAATATTCTCGGAAAAATCAAGGGTATTACATACCGGCCGTTTACCGCGGACTGCTTGGGAAATCCTTGTCTGGAAGTTGGGGACGCGGTACGCCTACAGACCCGGTATGAATTGGTCGAATCGTATATCTTAAAGCGCACGCTGAAGGGCATACAGGCTTTGCGTGACGATCTGGAAGCGGACGGGGAAGAGTACCGGACAAGTAAGGTCAACGGAATACAGCGGAGCATATTGCAGCTGAAAGGCAAGAGCAACACTCTGGAACGCTCAATTGAGGAGACGAAATCGACAATCGTTGATGTAGAAAAGGGTTTGCAGTCACAGATCACCCAGACAGCGGAGAGCATCACGGCGGAGGTAAGCCGGGCGACAAAAGCAGAGGGAACGCTGTCGAGCAAAATCACCCAGACAGAGGAGAGCATCACGGCGGAAGTAAACAGGGCAAACCAAAAAGAGGGAGAACTTGCGGCTGCAATCCAGATAAACGCCGAGGGGATAACGTCAAAAGTGTCACGCGACAGTGTAGTATCGGAGATCAATCAGTCTGCAGAGGGTATAAAGATCCGCGCTGATCTTTTGGAATTCAAGGGTTCTATGGAGATGACCGGCGGATATGTGCATATTGAAGCGGCAGAGAGCACAGACAACTTGATCGAATTTAAACGATCCGGAACTCTAGTTCAGATAGGAACTGATGGCTTACGGTCGGCGGCTGATTCGAGGGAATTGACGGCAAGCTATTCTGCGGTAGTAGTGAGAGACACATCGGCAAATACGATTGCACAGATGTTATCTTCCGGAAAAGGAATCTCATCCTACGGCTGGGAATCTTATTCGGACAAGCGCCTAAAACATGGTATAGAATCTCTTGATCGGGAAAAGAGCGCAGCGCTTATACAGTCTCTGCGTCCGTGCCGCTTTATTTATAACTATGACGCCGCGGGACATTACCGGCATGGTCTGATTGCACAGGAGGTACTGACTGCGATTGGAGATGAAGACTGGGCGATCTGCTCCGAGAATCCAGATCTGGATGGCAATACCTATTATGCGCTTGACAAAACAGAGCTGATTGCTGATCTGATCGCTACGGTGCAGCTACAGCATGAGGAGATAGAAAAGTTGAAAGAGAGGATGGAAAAGTATGAACAAAGCGTATAGCCGTATTAACTGGGAAAATTACCCGAGCGATGCAACACCTATAAATAAGGTAAATCTTAACAGACTGGACAGTGCGACAGACATACTTGACGACCGTGTGATTACTCTGGATACCACAAAAGCCACGAAAACAGAGGTAGCAACGCTTGTGATGGATGTGGCGTTCGAGGAATCGACAGGTATTATTACTGTCACAAAAAAGAATGGATCAAAGATTACCATTGACACGCAGATGGGGAAAATTGCTGTCAACTTTGACTATGACCCGGTTACGGAGCAGATCATACTTACTCTGATCGATGGCACGAAGCAGTACATAGATTTGTCGGCGCTGATTACGCAGTATGAGTTTCTTGATACGGATACCGTGGCTTTTACCATTGGCACGGATGGTAAGGTGTCGGCAATCGTGAAAGAAGGAAGCATCGAGGAAAAACACTTAGAGCCAAATTATCTTGCCAAGATTAAGGTGGAAGCGGCAAAGGCAGAAACAAGCCGGGCAGATGCGGCGGCAAGCGCAACCAAGGCGGAAAGCTATGCCGTTGGCGGTACCGGCAGCCGGGAGGGCGAAGACTCTGATAATGCTAAATATTATTATCAGCAGGCAAAAGACGTATCAGAGGGACTAAAAGGTGGATTGCAGCCGCATGGCACATGTACTTTTGCAGATCTTCCGGCGCTTGCGGATGCCAATGCAGGATGGATGTTTAATATTTCAGACGAATTTACGACCACAGATGATTTTAAAGAGGGATCCGGGAATGTAATTCCTGCCGGTGCAAATATCTACAAGACATCAGACGGCAAGTGGGATGTGCTGGCGGGTACTCCGGTGACGGGGGTCAAGGGTGCAAAGGAGGCAGCCTACCGCCGTGGGAATGTAAGTCTGTCGGCGGCGGATGTTGGGGCAGTAGCCGGGGAGGGGGATGCTTCGGCTACGACGGTGATTTTTTCGGCGGCGGCGGAGCGCGCCAACATAACCACTGGCGAGAAGTTGTCTGCGCTATTTAGTAAGATTGCAAAGTGGCTGTCTGATCTTAAGCCAGTGGCTTTTTCAGGTAGCTATGATGATTTAAGCAATAAACCCACGATACCGACGGATACATGGCGACCGGTGCAGGATAATCTTGCATCTACAAGCAGTACAGATTGTTTATCTGCACGGATGGGAAAATATTTATCCGAAAATAAAGCCAATGCCGTGCATTATCATGATGCTAGATATTACACGAAAACGGAGACGGATACAAGAATGGCAAAGGCTATGCGGTATGTGGGGTTGTATGAACAGGAGATCGTATTGGCCGCGGGCGGAGAATTTTACCAGGCAATCCCGAGCGAGTATCAGAATGGCGGATATATTTATATAATAAATTGCTCGGGTAACTCGTTGAACTTTACCGGCAACATGGAGGGGTACAATATGGCTGTGAAGAATAGAGGGGCAGCTACGTTGGCGACTCGTGTGCAGGTACATTTCTTTAGTATTGGAGTCTAAACATGTTTGGCACAAACCTGCATAAGCAGTGTTTTATACTTATTATAAGGAAAGAGAGGGAACGATATGGAATCAATCATCACAGCACTTATTACAGGCGGACTGACGCTGATCGGCACGGTAATGACGGTCAGCAGTGGTCAGAAAAAGACGGATCACAAACTTGAGATGGCGCAGGCGGTTACGGACTGCAAGTTGGACGAGCTTACCAGAGAGGTAAGGATGCACAACAACTTTGCGCAGCGTGTGCCGGTCATCGAGGAACAGGTAAAGGTTATCAATCACCGCATTGCGGACTTAGAGGAGGGAAAGTAGTATGTTGAAAAATTGTGTACTTAGAGTATCAGTAGACACACAGAAGTGGGCGAAAGCCGCGGGTATCAGAGCGCTTAAGACGATGGCGCAGACTGCGGTTGCAGTAATCGGTACCGGAGCAGTAATCTCGGCAGTAGACTGGAAGATGGTAGTGTCATCCGCGATTGTGGCGGGTGTTGTGTCGCTGCTCACGTCTGTTGCAGGAATTCCGGAAGTGGAGGGATAATTTATGGCGAACAAAAGAATTGGACAGGCAGGACTTGCCCTTATCAAGCAGTACGAGGGATGCAGACTGGCAGCATACCGGTGCGCCGCCGGTGTATGGACCATCGGGTACGGTCACACGGCGGGCGTACATAGTGGCATGACGATCACACAGGCGCAGGCGGACGCATATCTGCAGCAGGACGTGGCGAAGTTTGAAAAATACGTCAACAATCCCGCATACGTTCCGATCATGGAGCAGCTCAACCAGAATCAGTTTGATGCGCTGGTCAGCTTTGCCTTTAACTTGGGCGCCGGAAATCTCCGGAAGCTTTGCAAGGGCAGAACAGCGGCGCAGATCGCACAGGCAATGACACAGTATTGCAAAGCCAACGGCAAGGTGCTGGCAGGATTAAGGCGGCGCCGGGCGGCAGAGCAGGCATTGTTTAACAAGCCGGTAAGCGCGGCGACACCGGCACAGAATCAGAATACGGAGGATTACAACATGAAGACGATCAAAAAGGGTAGCAAAGGCAACGCGGTAAAGGTATGGCAGATCATCATCGGCGCGGC